ATCGTCTTCAAGCACGGCCTGAGGTACGTAGTCCCAATTGGGACAGGTACGCTGTCGGACTTTATGTCGTACTACCTTAGCTCTAACGGTAATATGACAATCCCGTATATATCCACCAACAAGTGCAGCAAGTAAACCACTAGAATTATAACCGAAGCTATAACCCTTGGGTAGTTTCGAACGAAGGCGCGTCTCACGACGGGCCGCGTCCTTTTCACTCTTGGACCGGCTGTGAAGCCTCTCCTTAAGCTGCTGCTCGGTTTCATCCGACGGGACCGCGAACTGCTCAGATTGCACAACAAGCGCTCTATAAAGAGGCGACTGCGTTGCAATTGAGTAATAAGCGATCCCACTCGCGCTAAACGTTGTCTTGAGTCCTTCACTGTCACCATCGCTGAAAGGCACCGGTAAATTCCGGACCTTCCCGCGTAGGTACCATTGCAGGAAATCCAAGCTAACGCCAGAGCGTGAGCTCCAACGGCTGAGCCGATTCGTTATGGAATATACATTCGACTCGTCCTGAAGCTTCTTGAGATATACTCCCCGGATATCGCTACCCCGGAAGTAATCTCCGCCGCAAGACTCTCGGAAGTGGCCACTATTGAATGACTTGTCTACATTCACCGTGAATCCAAACAACTCCAGGCATTGGCAAACGAAATGGTACGCATCACTGCGCACAATAATATCGTCACCGAACACCCCGAAGTTGGCTGGCCCATCGGACGCGTACTCGGTTTTTATACCGAGCACGCGATAGCACGCACTCACGAGTTCCGCAAACACATAGGTCTGGAGTGGGAAAGTAAAACCATTTCCCATCGAAGACACCATGTGCATCTCTACGCTTACACCGTTTGGAAGTATGGTGTGAGTCGACCTGCTTCGCTCGATGACCCTCAGGAGATTTCCTGGGAGAATCTTGCGACACAGATTAAGAGAGATGCTATCAGAGGCGCTGCTCAGATCGATTGTGGCAAACTTACCATCAAGCGACCCTTGTTTTGCCATAAGGCGATTTCGGTCAGGCTGTTTGGAGAGATCAATTCTAAACCTCTTCTTGAGCCTCACTTCTATCTCCTCACCAATCCCCCGTTGAAAGAACATATTCAACGTTGGCTCGGTACAGATAGTTCGCGAAATATCGAACTGTTTGGGAACAGTAGAGAGCAGACTACCACCGACTGTGACATCGCCATGCAAGGACCGCCTACGCCTCTCGGCGTCGGCCCATGTAGGCGAGCTAGACACAGCAGCGCGATAGAAATCGCGCAGGACAGGGCTGGAGCAAGACAGGGTGCTGTCGAACATCTTCGTGTAGAAGTTGTACGACTTGGCACCTATATTGGCTCCGGGACCGAGTATTCCTCTCATGAGGAAGTCCTTCTCGGTCGGGCCGTCGAACGGGTGCTCAAACACGTTACTTAGACCGTCTATGACGGTTTGAATAACGAGGTCTTCATATAGAGCTTTTGGCTCCAATGAAAAACTGGCACAGCGACTATTACAATCCAGAAACTTCTGGATTGCAAGAGAATCAGCTGTGTCGGAAACCTTATCTGCGAACTTCTTAAGGAAGCTCTTGGATAGTTGGCATCGTTCGGCATCAGCGATCGTCATGTCAGAAGTGAGCATGACGTCGACTGGGCCCAGGTCGTCCTGGAGTAATGACGTGAGACGGTCGACCGAAGTCGATACAACGCGCCGCGCCATAACTCAAAACGCCAGATGCATCAGGATTGGCGAGCGAATCACACGACGGCCGGTAAGGCCGCCAATGACTTCGTTATACAACCACACCTTGTGTCCGACCGGGAGGTCCGACGCAAGGAGCTGACGAGATGCACCTACTGGAACATCCTCACCATCAACGCCGATTGAATCAACTACGGGTTTTATTGCCGTAAGCGGATAATCGGGGCGATGAGTGTTCTTGATGACTCTCATTATGAACTTATGACGGCTGAGCTGCCCGAACGCCTTGTTCTCAATTAGAGAATAAAGCGACTGGAGACTTTCGTCGTCGTGGATTCGAATGAGATTGTCAAGTGCCAGACGGACTCGAAGGTGGACGAACGGTCCAAGACCGCTCTCCTGATCCCCGGGTTCTTCAAAGGCACGAGACATTTCACCAAGGCAAAGGGCAAATTGGAGTTCTCCCTTTGGGTTGAGCACAAGCTTGTCCATAGCGTAACATCCTTACAAAAGGGATTGAGTTGTCTCCCGTGAACAGGGGTTAAGACCTCTCTCGGCATGGCATGGATCAACCGGAAATCCTTTCGGACTCCAATTAAAGAATGCCAGACACGAGGAGGTCGCCGATGCCAGCACTTTGCTGGGTAACGGCACCAACGTGCGCAGAGACTGCCGCACGCAAGTTCGCGGGGTCCGCCACATCAGATCCAGCAGGCACGTCGATAATCGTCGTGATGATGAGATTCTGATATGGCTGGCCAGCCAAGGGCAACACACCTTTACGGGTAATCACCTTGTACTGGTTGCGCGGAACGGAGGGAAGCAGACCCGTCACAGGATTAGTCTTTCCGAGGACTTTGTAAGTCTTCGGTCGAATAGCTGTGATCGTGAAAGGAGCCGCCACAGAGTGTGCGGTAGCCCCGGTCTGAGTCCCGCCAAGCGCGGTAACGGCTACTTGTTTACCGTTCACGTCAAGAGCTGTATCAGCCACATGCGTGTACGTCGGTGCAGTAAAGCCAGTCTGCGCCGCGCCCGTAATGGGCGAGGTAAGAGCAAAGGTCATCTATTAAAGACCAGATGTTGTGAACATGCTAACGGGTTGATACAAAGGCTTTCGCCTAGATCTATTACCCTCTGTTCAGGTTTGGAGATGCAGAACGGCCGGCAAGGAGCGCGCTAAGGTTTAGCCACCTAAGCGAGCTCTCTGCCGGTGCAGTCCACTGCCAGTCCGGAACTGAAACTGGTTGAAGATCGCGTACTACCGTCCTTCCTTCCGATCTATATCCACCGAGATTACCACCAGAGAAAGTCTCTACGGTCCAACCGCTACTTGTGAACGGAGCAAGGGTTGTCGCCCAGTCAACTTGAACGTTGTATCTAACAACGCGCTTGATGACAATGGAACGGCAAGTCCAAGTCGTATTACTCGTGTCGGTTGAATACGCAGAAATGATCTCCCCTGCATTAGTGAAGTAATCCACTAACCAGGAGTAGGGGGTCAACTCCCATAGCGTAGGAACGAACTCCTCGAATGTGAATCCGAGTAGTCCGACCAAATGCTCAGGAGACCCTAAGGTGGGATTGCCTGCTGCATACCTCTGGCCGGCCCTGTGAATAACCAATACTTCATCTGTAGTCCTCTTCAGCGCTTTGCAGAAGAGGTTAGAGGTGGAGTAGAAGAAGCTCTCAGGTAACAGCTGTATGAGGTCCTCAGAGCGGCCAACACCTCGACAAACTTCACGCCTTTCCAGGTCGTGTTGTAGTCGAGCTATAGCGATGGCGGCATCCTTGAGATCGTTGATCAAGGGTGCCCATCCAAAGCTCCACTCGAGCCAGGCGTTCGACAGGTTCCTTTGAACTTGGTTTCTAGGGGTTCTACGAGCTATTCTTAAAGCTGTAGAAGTATATCCCCCGATTCCGTCAAAGAGAGCCCTGCTACGACTGCGCAGCATTCCTACGGCCTGCCTCAATTCGCCAAGAAACGTCATACCGTGCATTTGTGTGCGGGTCTGACGTATATGGCGATGCAGGTAACGTAGTGCCTCGTTGGTTGCGGAGGTCGGGCTAGCACTAGGCACGGCTATGCTGACGGGTGCAAAACACCTGCCAGTCACAATCTTGCTGATCGTGTTAACCTGGTTTCCAACAGTCTTGCGAATCTTAAAAGATGCTTGACTATTGAAAACATCCACTACACTTGCACTTGCATTCAGAGGGGTCGTCGCATTCTGAGCGTTCCGAACCTGCTGTCTCCAACCTGGGTTGGAGGTACCGGATCGTGCACGCAAAGAGTCGCAGGTCGTATTATTAACGACAAGCGGCGAATTCACACCGTCGGATGTGCCAAGCACATAGCCGGTGTAAACGTTGCGAAAACTTCGACTGTATGAAGACATGAGTAGTGGAATCCCCATCGTGGCAAACTAG